CGAGGATAGAAATGCAATTTTTTTTGCTCAGATTGTTGATTAATAATCAACAAAACAACAACCGCAAACAAGGAGGGAAGAAGATGAAGTTATGTATGACAGTCGAAGAGGCTGCCGAGGCGGCTTCTGTAAGTGACGAACAGATTCGCCAATGGGCGAACAGCATTGACTTTCCGAGTTTTAAAATCGGACAGCGAGGTGGAAAGCGTCTTATCCATGCGGAGGCCTTTAATGACTGGCTACGAAAACAGGCCGAAATGAGACAGGGGGAAAGATACCGATGATTGAACTTGAAATCGCAACGTGCGTAATCGTCATCGCCGTTGTGCTGGCGTGTGTGTGGGTTGAGATACGGAAAGGAGTGTAAAGCATGAAAGCAGAGTTACAGACACCTCCTGGGTGGATCAATCGAAGATACTACGAAATCCAAAATACTCAGATTCGCACAGTTCGAAGTTGCGGACCGCTCTACTATCTCAAGGAAGGGGCTGAAATAGGCCTCGGTGTGGCTGTTATATACCTTATCGTAGCCCTGGCGGCGCTCACATAAAGGAGGTGATGAGATGAGTTGTGAGGGCTGCCCGAATAGAGACGACTGCATTCCTGACGAATGCCTGGAAGAACAGAAAAAGACCGCTCTCAGCGGCAACTGAGAACGGCCCAAATGTAAAAATATTTCAACGGCATTATACCACAAAGGAGACGAATGATGAAATATGTAAAAGTGTCACACGCCTATAACACCCCCGCTAAGCTTGACGCCGCTGACTATCTATTTGACTGGGTGCCTGGTTTTTGGTTCGAGGTTCCCGAGGATATCCTCGAAGAGTTAAAAGACGCCCCGCTCGGTCGGTACGTCGTCGTCAACACTTGTAAAGGTCTGACCGTTGGCCGAATCGTTGATACGGCAAACAACCCCGAGGGCATTGAACAAGTCGACGGCGAAAAGATAAAACCCATACAGCCCGTTGTTGACCTCATCAGCGCTCGATCGTTGAAGACATTCCAACGAGCTCATCAGCGCAAGGCGGACATCAAAGAATGTGAGAGCATAAGCAAGCAAATCGAGGCCCTCAGCAAAAGGCGGAGCGACATTTTGAACCGATTAAAGGAGGAGGAACAAAAATGATAAAAATCACATTTGAAGGTACAACTGATGAAGTGTTGAAGGAGATTCAGACGTTTAACGCTACCATTACGGACGACAAAAAACCGCAGTCCGTAACCAAGACAAAAAAAGAGGAAACGCCGAAGTCAGAACCCAAAGTGGAGACGATCGCACCTGTAGCACCCGTTACGCCGACAAAGGAAACGGTTGCACCCGCTGCACCCACTGCACCCGTGAAGACCTACACACTGCCCGAAATCCAGAAGACACTACAGCCCCTTATGGACGAAGGGCGCACGGCAGAGCTTGTAGGGCTGCTGCAAAAGTTCGGCGTGGCCGACCTGACCAAGCTGCCGACTGATCAATACCCCGACTTCATTAACGACTTAAGAGCCTTAGGGGTGAGGTTATAATGCCCGCCGTACATGCGCTCCTAAGTGCTAGCAGCAGTCACCGATGGCTGCACTGCACTGGTGCGCCGAGATTAGAGGCGACCTTTCCCGACACCACGTCGGAGCATGCGCAGGAGGGAACGCTTGCCCACGAGTTATGCGAATTAAAGCTCAAGAAGTATCTCACAGTCATGAGTAAGGCTGCCTACACACGACAGCTGAATAAGATTAAAAAACATAAGCTCTGGCAAGACGAGATGGAACGGACGACGGAGGAATACGTCGAGTATATCAAGAGTGTTCTGCTGAGTTACGACGTCGCCCCGGCGGCGGTCATTGAAAAGCGGGTAGACTTCAGTTCATACGTGCCTCAGGGCTTCGGGACAGCGGACTGCCTGATTCTGGCGGGCGACACGCTACATGTTATCGATTACAAACACGGCAAAGGCGTCCCCGTCGATGCGGATCACAATCCGCAGATGATGTTATATGCCCTAGGAGCAATGCACGACTACGGCCTCTTGTACCATTTTACAACCGTTAAAATGGCCATCGTACAGCCCCGACTGACAGGGGTTAGCGAGTTCACCATATCCGCTGACGAGCTCCTTCAGTGGGGCGACGAGGTTGTACGGCCGAAGGCTCAAGAGGCCTTTGCCGAAACAGGCCATCACTTCGAGGCGGGCGACTGGTGCCGATTCTGCCGAGCTAAGGCGCAGTGCAAAGCGCGTTGTGAAGCAAACACCGCTTTATATTCGCACGTGACCGAGGACCCCCGGCTTATTTCAAGGGCGGAGGCCGGCGATTACTTAAACCGGGGCAAAGACCTCGTTAGATGGTATGAAGATTTGAAAGAGTATGCCCTGTCGCAATGCCTTCAAGGCGTTGACATTCCCGGTTGGAAAGCCGTTGAGGGCCGCCACACAAGAGCGTTCAAGGATGGCGAAGCCGCCCTGCAAACTCTTATTGACGGTGGCATTGACGAGTCAATCCTGTATGAACGCGTCGTCTTGACATTGGCCAAGATTGAAAAAGCCATCGGCAAGAAAGAGTTTAACCGCCTTGTTGGTGACCAAGTCATTGAGAATCCGGGCAAGCCCGCCCTTGCTCCCGAAGGGGACAAGAGACCTAAAATTACCAATCAGCCGACAGCGGCTCAAGTATTTGATATTCAAAAAGGAGAATAATTATGTCATTCCAAACAAGACCTAATGAAGTGTTATTACAAAACGTCCGAGTATCGTATGTGCACCTTTTAGAACCGTACCAGAACCAGAATCAACCGGGGCAGGAGCCGAAGTACTCCTGCATGATTTTAGTGCCGAAGTCCGACACGGCACAAGTCCAAGCGTTACAAGCTGCCATTGAAGCGACCATTGCCGAAGCGAGAACGAAGCACGGGGCGAAAGTCCCGGCCATGCCCAAGACGCCTATCCACGACGGCGACGGGTATACCCCCGGGGGCAAGGAGTACGGCGAAGAGTGCAAAGGCTGCTTCGTTTTTAATGCGTCGCAGGTAGCCAAGTATAAGCCGGAAGTGGTCGACCTTCAAGGTCAACCCCTTACAGAGCCCAGTCAAGTATATTCAGGCATGTACGTCAATGTATTGGTTAATTTTTACTTTTACAATAACCAATCTTCCGGTATCGGCGCAGGACTCGGCCCTGTACAGAAGGTGCGAGACGGCGAACCGTTGGGCGGCGGCGCACCCGCCTCCGCAGCGTCGGTATTCGGTGCACCTCAAGGCAGCGCAGCGAACGTATTCGGCGGTGCGGCGGAAGCTCAGGCGATTAACCCGTTAACGGGCCAACCGATGTAAGCGTGACCACTATGCGCCACTTAAATATCGACATCGAAACCTATTCAAGTAATGACATCACCGACGGCGTGTACAAGTATTCGGAGGCGGAGGACTTTGCGGTCCTCCTCTTCGCATACGCCTATGACTTCGGGAACGTGAAAGTTGTCGACCTCACTAAGGGGAACACAATCCCCGATGAAGTGCTCAGCGACTTACGAGACCCTAACGTCATCAAGCACGCCTACAACGCCCAATTCGAGATCACATGCCTTAACCGCATGGGCATTACAACTCCTCTTACTCAGTGGCAATGCACTATGATTCACGGGGCATACCTCGGCTACCCGATGGGACTTGCCATGCTCGGTAAGGCCTTAGGCCTTCCTTCGGAGAAGCTCAAGGACAAGGCGGGAACGGCGTTAATCCGATATTTCAGCGTTCCGTGCAAGCCCACTAAGACGAACGGCGGCCGAACACGCAACCTTCCACACCACGATCCGGACAAATGGGCGGCGTACATTCGCTACAATCGACAAGACGTAGTCACTGAGATAGAGTGCCTCAAGCGGTTGTCAGCGTTCCCCGTACCCGCTGACGTCTGGTGCCAATGGTGGCAAGACCTCGAGGTCAACCGTCGGGGCGTTCTTATTGACCGTGACTTGGTCAATGGTGCCCTTGCCATCGACGCCGAAAATTCGGAAATGCTCGTGGCAGAGGCAAAAGAGCTTACAGGCCTTGCTAATCCGAACTCCACGGCCGCGCTGCTCAGGTGGATTAACTCACATACTGAAGTTGACCTGCCGAACCTTACCAAGGACACCGTTGACAAGGCGTTAAGCGGAGACCTTACCCCCGACGTTCGGCGAATGTTGGAACTCAGAAAAAAATTAGCCAAATCGTCCGTCTCTAAGTACGACAAAATGAACGAGTCCATGGGCAGTGACGACCGCCTCCGCGGCGTGCTTCAATTCTACGGAGCCAATCGAACGGGACGATGGGCGGGGCGGTTGATTCAGGTGCAAAACCTTCCTCGTAATTACATCGAGTCATTAGACGCGGCCCGTAACCTTGTTAAGAGTCGCAACCGGGTAGGCCTTGACCTCTTATATGGCGATGTGTCGGGCACGCTGTCACAGCTCATTAGAACGGCTATCATCGCCCCGAAGGGTAAGACCTTATGTGTGGCTGACTTCTCTGCGATTGAAGCCCGGGTCATCGCATGGCTCAGCGGCGAAGAGTGGCGGCAGCAGGTATTCGAAGCGAACGGCGACATATATTGTGCCTCGGCGTCTTCCATGTTCCACGTGCCCGTCGTTAAGCATGGCGTCAACGGACATCTTCGGCAGAAGGGAAAGGTTGCGGAGCTTGCGCTAGGCTATCAAGGAGGAGTGAACGCCTTAAAGGCTATGGGCGCACTCAATATGGGACTCGCAGAAGAGGAACTCCCCGACATCGTGCAGCGGTGGCGGGACGCCTCTCCGCGGATTCGGGACTTGTGGTATCAAGTCGAAAACGCTGCCGTCTACACCGTGACGACGGGCAATCCGATGAGCGTTGTCCACGGCATAACGTTCAGGCTTGAGATCGACCCGATATATGGTTACCGATATATGACCATAGAATTACCCTCAAAACGTAAGCTGTACTATCCGGGGGCGCACATCAAGCCGAATGCATTCGGCAAGGACGCCGTACACTTCTACGCTCAATATAACACCTCATGGACAGAGGACAGCACCTACGGCGGTAAGCTTGTCGAGAACATCACACAAGCCATCGCCCGGGACTGCTTAGCCGTTACGCTTGAACGGCTCAAAGTGCACGGACTTGACATCATTATGCATATCCACGACGAAGTCGTCGCTGAGGTCGACAGCGGCGGAGCAGCTGAGACACTGGAGAGTGTGAATAAGCTGTTCGCCGAACCCATTGACTGGGCGGAAGGGCTGCACTTATCAGCGGCAGGATTCACCAACGACTATTATATGAAGGATTAGAAACGGCCATATGAATAACGATAAGAAGTTAATAATCAGCATAGGGACGTCCAGAACGTCCAAACAGTGGACGAGAACAGAGATGATGTGGTCGGAGTTCATCGCCCGGCTGCGTCAGCCGCTGCGCACTCAGGAGACCACAGCGGATTACCATAAGCTGCCCAAGGCCGCACAGGGGCGGCTGAAGGACATCGGCGGCTTTGTCGGCGGTAGCCTTACAGGGCTGCAGCGAAAGGCAAGTAACGTTACAGGGCGTGATCTTATCACGCTTGACCTCGACGCCATCGAGCCCGGACAGACGGACAACGTCGTTCGCACCGTTGACTCGTTGGGAATGGCTTATGTCATTTACTCGACAAGGTCGCACACGCCGCACCGTCCGAGGCTTCGGGTAGTCGTTCCGACGGATCGTACCATGACACCCGACGAATACGAGCCCACGGCTCGTAAGCTTGCCGAGCTTATCGGCATTGGCATGTGCGACAGTACGACCTTTGAGGCGTCACGCCTTATGTACTGGCCGTCGTGCCCCTCAGACGCTCAATATGTCTTCCATTACGGCGACAAGCCGTTCTTATCCATCGACGGGCTACTGTCCACATATACCGACTGGCGGGACGTGGCCGCTTGGCCACAAGTCCCGGGATCTGAAATCGCCGTTCATGTTAAGAAGCTCTTAACCAAGCAGCAAGACCCCCTCACAAAGCACGGCGTTGTAGGTGCGTTCTGCCGCACCTACGGTATACGGGAAGCCCTTGAGGCCTTCTTACCTCAGGCGTATGCCTACGTGGAAGGCTCAGCCGACCGCCTGACTTACGTTGAGGGCTCAACAGTAGGCGGGGCAATTATATATGACGATGATAAGTTTTTATACTCACACCACAGTACGGACCCTTGTAGTGGCCAACTGGTGAACGCCTTTGATCTTGTCCGTCTTCACAAGTTCGGACAGGCTGACGAGACGGCCAAAGAGGGCACGCCGGCTCACAAGCTCCCGTCATTCGCACAGATGCAGAAATTCGCCCAAGAGGACGAACGGGTAGCGGTAGAGCTGCAGCAAGAACGAGCTAAGCGGTCCGCCTCTAACGTTTTTCGGGACATTATGGAACAGGTAGAAGACGGAGAGGCAGAGGCCTTCAACGCCGACGCTATGGCAGATGTCAGCTGGATAAAGACTGCAGACCTGCGCTGTGACGAAAACGGCAGGCCTAAAAAGACGAGGGATAATATTCTCAAGATTTTAAAATACGATCCCGTACTCAAGGGGCGGATTGCCTTTGACAAATTCGCTAGTCGGTGTATGGCCTTAGGAGCTCTTCCGTGGGCACCTGAGGAGACGGAAAAACGTATCTGGACGGACACCGACGACAGCGGGATTCAGTGGTACATAGAAAACCGTTTCGACATTACGGGCAAGGACAAGGTGTTGGACTGCGTCGTATTGACTGCAGAACAAAACGCCTACAATCCCGTGACAGATTACCTTGACGGGCTTAAGTGGGATGGCGTTCCGAGACTTGATACGCTGTTTATCGATTATCTGGGGGCAGAAGACAACGCCTACACCCGTGCCGCCTGCCGCAAGACCTTTGTCGCGGCGGTAGCAAGGGCTTATCACCCCGGTTGTAAATATGACACCATGCCCGTGTTGGTCGGCTTACAAGGAATGGGCAAATCGTCTCTTATCCGCATTATGGGCAAAGAGTGGTACGCCGACGGGCTGAACGCAGTCGAGGGCAAGGAAGCGGCCGAAAACATTCAGGGGCGGTGGCTTATTGAGGCGGGCGAAATGGCAGGATTTAGCCGGGCAGAAGAGAACGCCGTTAAGCAGTTCTTATCTAGACAAGTTGATAACTTCCGCAAGGCTTACGGGCGAAGGACTCAGGAATACCCCCGTCGCTGTGTGTTCTTCGGAACGACGAATCAGCATGAATTTTTGAAAGACACCACAGGCAACCGCCGTTTCTGGCCTATTCAGGTAGGCGTTATCAAGCCCATAAAAAACGTATTCCGTGACCTTGAAGGCGAAGTTGACAGCTTGTGGGCGGAAGCTGTGGCGTACTTCAGACAGGGCGAGAGCCTCATCATAGAGGACAACGAGGCTGTTTTGGATTTGGCGAACGAGGCACGGGAAGCCCATAGAGAAGGAAATGCCAAAGCAGGCGTTATCGAGGAGTTTTTAAAGCGCAAAATACCCCCTAACTGGAATACGATGAGCGTTGACGCCCGCCGTATGTTCCTGAGGTCAACGACGGTTGATCCGAGTCAAGAGCTTACCTATCGGGACAGAATATGTGCAGCTGAGGTCTGGTGCGAGTGCTTCGATAAGGAGCTGTCCTGGATGCGTAAGGCTGATACCAGAGAGTTAAACCAGATTTTAGAGAGTTTAAGCTTTACGCAACGGTTTGAAAAAGTAAAAAAATTTGGCGTATACGGAGCTCAAAGAGGGTTCTGTTTAATACCCCCGAATGAATAAAAACGGGGGTAACATTCCTTGATTTTAGGCCGATTTTCTCAAAAAGAATGTTACCCCTGAATGTTACGAATGTTACAAATGTTACCCCTGAATGTTACCACCTAAAAAGCTAGTAAATACCTATATTCAAAGTACTTTTATATCTAAGGTAACATTCTTTTACCCTAATAATAAAAATAAGGTAAATAAAGGATATATAAGGGGTTAAATAGAGTTAATACGCTTTATACAGGAATACTATATAGAGCGACGTTACGATTGTTACCAAAGCTAATTGAGAATGAGAAAACGGAGGCCTGGAATGTTAGAAAAACAAATCGAGTCCAAATTTGTGAAGCAAATAAAATTGATGGGCGGACGAGCCTACAAATTTATATCCCCCGGCAACATCGGAGTGCCCGACCGGATTGTCTTCTGGCCGGATGGAACGGTTGAGCTTGTGGAGCTTAAGACCCGGGCGGGTCGACTGTCGCAAGCACAGCAGCGACAGATTGACCGACTCCAAAAACTGAAATGCCGCGTTCATGTGCTGTACGGCACGGAAGGGGTTGACGCCTATCTTGAGGCGTGCCGACGTACCCGAGGAGTGACTGCGGATGAAGTTTGAGCCTCACCCCTATCAACAGTACTGCATTGACCGAGTGGTCAAGCAGCCGAATATCGGGCTCTTCCTCGATATGGGATTAGGCAAAAGCGCTATTACCTTGTCGGCCATCCATCAATTAAGATATTCCCAATTCGCCATTAGCAAGGTTCTTGTCATCGCACCTAAAAAGGTTGCGGAGGCGACATGGCAACGGGAAGCGGCCAAATGGGACGATTTAGGGCTTTTGAGGATTTCAACCGTTCTGGGCAGCGCGGCCAAACGAGTGAAGGCGTTGAATACGCCGGCAGACATCTACATCGTCAACCGTGAGAATGTGACATGGTTAGTCGACTACTACCGGAACGACTGGCCGTTTGACATGGTCGTGGTGGATGAATCGAGTTCCTTCAAGAACCATCGGGCGAAGCGGTTCAAATCGTTGGCCGCTATGCACAACCATATCAAGCGTATGGTGCTACTGACAGGCACACCCGCCCCGAATGGACTTATTGACTTGTGGGCTCAGGTTTACTTACTTGACCGGGGACAAGCATTAGGTCGAACGTTCACGGCCTTCCGGGGGTATTATTTTGACCCCGACCAGAGAGGGCGGGACATGATCTACAGCTACAAACCGAAGGACAATACCGAAGGCGATATTATGCGGGCCATATCCGGATTGTGTGTATCGATGAAGGCAAAGGACTACCTGGACTTACCGCCCATCATCTACAACACCGTTCCCGTTGCGCTGGACGCCAAAGCACAAAAAGCATATGACACCATGGAGGCTCAATCAGTTTTGGAACTGATTGAGAAAGGCGAAGAAATTACCGCCATGAGCGCGGCCGCCCTCTCAACGAAGCTGCAACAATTGGCAAACGGGGCGGTGTACGATGAAGCCCGCATCGTTCATGAGATTCACAGTTGTAAGCTTGAGGCCTTCACAGAGTTAATCGAAGGATTGAACGGCAAGCCGGCGTTAGTATTCTATAACTTCCGGCATGACTGCGACCGCATAAAAAAAGCACTTGCCAAATTCAAGCTTAGAGTCAAGGAGTTGAAGGGTGCAGCCGAAGAGAAGGAGTGGAACGAAGGAAAGATTGACGTACTCTTGGCACACCCCGCCTCAACAGCTTACGGGCTTAACCTGCAAGAAGGCGGCAATCATGTTATCTGGTTCGGCCTTAACTGGAGCTTAGAACTCTATCAGCAGGCCAACAAGCGGCTTCACCGACAAGGTCAAAGCGAGAAGGTTTTCGTTCACCATCTCATCTCCGTAGGCACACGAGACGAGGATATTTTAGAAGCCTTGAATCGTAAAGACGAAGCACAGGAATATGTGCTGACGAGTCTCAAGGCTCGAATCGATAAATACCGAAAGGAGAAAAAGTAAATGGATAAAGTGCAAAAGAAACTAGTGCAAGGGGCGTTCAAGTTATGGGAATCGGCACAAGCCGATGAGAGCTTGAAGTTATATAATCAAGAGTTTCCGGATATCGGATATGTGGCGGCAACGCCTCATGTGTTAATACGGGTGCCGCTTGGTTGCCCGCAACCGTTTCAGCCGTCTCGTGAAGACGTTCGTATCCGTAGAGGTATGCTGGATTTGATTACCAGCGATAAAGCTGAGATGGCGTTTGACACCGGCGAGACCAAGACCGTTAATCGCAACACTGTCGTAAAGAAGATTGCGCACGGCACGGAAGGCAGTGCAGTATTTGTGGCCAAAGCGATGTGGTCATACGTACCGTCGCCGGTTAAGTATATCGATGTCTATGATAATCGGGTTGTGCGGGTGTATGTAGCTGGCGAAGAACTTCCCGTAGTTTTAATTGCCCGTTTCCAGGAGAGAGGCGTTAAATAATGACGACGATATCAAGAAGCCCTATAAATGGACAGATAGAATCAACGGACGAGATTAAAAGCCCGAACCATTACACCTGGCGCGGTAAGGAGTGCGAAGAGATTATAGGGGATATTACGCAAGGTGCAGAAGGCAAGGAAGCGTACTATCTCGGGGCTGTCGTGAAGTACCTATACCGATACCCCAAGAAGGGTACACCGCTTAAGGACCTAAGGAAAGCAAAGCAGTACATTGATATGCTGATTACACTGAAGGAGGAGTCGTAATGAATGAAGCAGCTGTAATACTGGCGAACATATCCGCTGAACTATCGACGGCCCGGGAGGCCGTGTACAGAGATAACGAAATGGACATGGACTGCAAAGACAGAGTGCTTAGTGCAATTGATGCAGCTTTCCGAGACCTCGACCGAGCGTATAGTTATCTCGAAGAGTAGGAGGTGCGGCATGACAGCGAAAGAGTATCTTGAATACATTCGCAGTCTTGAGGTTAGGCTACGAATGAAAGAAGAACGGATCGCTCAGCTTCAGCATGACATATGCAGTCTTCAAGCTCTTGATTACGCTAAAGATAAAATCACCGGCGGCAGCCCCATAGATGTGTCCGACAAGATTGCCCGCCTGGACGAACTTATTCGGGATACTAATCGTGAGTGGGATGAGCTGATAGAAATGCGTGAACAAGCAAAGACCCTTATAGCAAAGCTTGAAAGTGCCACTCAGCAAGAAGTGTTAACTAAGCGATATATTCAGAATAAACGGTGGGAACAAATTGCTGTTGAGATGAATATCACTTGGCGACATACCTTCCGAATTCATCGTGCGGCACTAGAGGCGTTTTCTCAGAAGATGGCATTAAATGTCAGTATCTTGACATGATATAGTGTATTCGTAAAAAGTGCGGAAAATACTACGCGCTTAATCACAAGTAGTTTTATTTACAGCCGAGGCGGCGTCCATTAGGGCGTCGCCTTTGCCATGTGCCTGTATTTGGAGACTTTATGACGTGTAAAACGGAAATTCAATGCTGCCGTCGTTCCTGCCTGAACAACTCCAAAGGATTTTGCTCTGCTAACAAAATACATATCGGCGGGACCGGCACGTGTAAATGTTTCGTTGCAGCCAAACACGTTATGAATCGTTCCAAATACGGCACGCAAAGGAGGTGAGTCTGTAATGGCAAAAGGTAAATATGTACAGTGGCTTCAGCCTGATAATCTTTTGCGGTTACAGGCTTGGACTCGTGACGGGGCGACTGACGCCGAAATAGCGGCTCATATCGGTATTAGTCGAGACACTTTGTATTCCTGGAAGAAGAAATACCCTGACTTTTCTGACGCCTTAAAAAGAGGTAAGGAAGTCGTTGATATCGAGGTTGAGAATGCGCTGCTTAAACGAGCTATGGGGTATGAGTATAACGAGATTACGAAAGAAATGACGTATGCCCCTAACGGTGAACCGCTAGGACTTGCTGTGACGAAGGTTGTAACTAAGCGTGAGCGGCCTGATGTAACGGCTCAAATCTTCTGGCTGAAGAATAGACGGCCTGACTTGTGGAGAGACGTCAAGAATGTCGATATGCAAGCAAAGATTGAGAATAATCCTTTCGACGGCGTTAAAACGGAAGACATAAAGAAGCTGATAGGCGATGATTGATGAACGCATTAAGCGGCAAGCAAAAAGAGAACTCGCTAGACGTGAGTTCTTTTATTTTTGCAATTTAATGGCTTCAGACTTTTATAAGCCTGAACGGCGGTATCTTGTTGAGTTATGTGAGGCGTTGCAGTCGTTCTATGAAGATGAGAAAGCTAAAGTGCTTATTATTAATGAACCGCCTCGACATGGAAAGAGCCGCACTGCGAGCTTGTTTGTCGAATGGGTATTAGGCCGCAACCCGGCCGAAAAGATAATGACAGGGTCGTATAACAATATTCTTTCGGCGACGTTTGCTAAGAATGTGCGAAATGCGATCCAAGAGGTTAAGGCTGACGATAATATTACGGTTTACTCCGATATATTTCCAAATGTGCGAATAAAACGTGGTGACGCAGCCATGGATATGTGGTCACTTGACGGTGGCTACAATTCATACTTGGCCACGTCTCCGTCAGGTACGGCAACCGGGTTTGGCTGCTCACTGCTTATTATCGACGATATCATAAAGAACGCTGAAGAAGCTTACAATGAAACAGCGAAAGAAAAGGCCTGGCTGTGGTTTACCAACACAATGCTAAGCCGTCTTGAAGAGGGTGGTAAGATACTCATCATTATGACGAGATGGGCTAGTGATGACCTTGCAGGGCGAGCCATTGAACATTTCGGCGATGCGGCCAAGGTGATTACGATGAAGGCACTGCAGCCGGACGGCAGTATGTTGTGTGACGAAATATTGTCACGGAGTAGTTATGAAGAGAAAGTGAGGGCCATGGGTGCCGACATCGCCAGTGCCAACTATCAGCAAGAGCCGATAGACCTTAAAGGTCAGTTATACTCAAGCTTTAAGACGTATGACCGTATTCCGACGGACGCAAACGGTAATCCGTTATTTACGGCTGTTCGAAACTACACGGATACGGCTGATACAGGATCCGATTACCTTTGCTCTATTGTGTACGGAGTGTACAACGGCGAGGCTTATGTACTTGACCTTTTGTACACTAAGGACGCTATGGAAGAGACGGAGCCGGCAACGGCAGCCATGCTATACCGGAACGGCGTAAATGTGGCCGACTTCGAATCAAACAACGGTGGCCGAGGGTTCGCAAGACAAGTGCGACGGATATTACAAGACACGTATAAGTCGAATAAGACGGTCATCAATACGTTTGCGCAGACGAAGAATAAGGCGGCACGAATACTTTCCAATTCAACGTGGGTCATGGAACACGTCTATTTTCCGACCAACTGGAAAGACCGATGGCCTGAATATCATAGGGCAATGACTCGTTATCAGCGAGAAGGTAAAAATGCTAACGATGACGCACAGGACGCAACGACGGGTATTGCCGAGAAGATAAACGCACCGCAGATTAAGGCGGCGCACGTCAATATTTATTAAGGAGTAGACAAATGGACTCTGAAAAGCTATATGGCTATAAACTATTAAAAGACGCATATTACGGTACAGGCCTGTTTTCTGTTGGCCGTGGCTTGGTTCGTCATCCGAGAGAAAGCACACCGAATTACGCCTTTCGTAAAAAGCTGGCGTATTACCTGAACTACACCGGCCCGATTGTCAATGCGTCGGTAGATCCGATATTCCGAGATACAATCAAACGTGAATACAAAGATACGGAGAAGTTCAAGGTGTTCCTGGAAGATGTGGACCGCAAGGGTACGAGCTTACAAGAATATATACGTCAGCAAGCGACTCTAGCTAAGCTATACGGCGTTATGTATATCATCGTGAACAACGTTGTGGAGTTCGGTGAATCGGTGGCTGACAATATTAAGAACAGGGCGTTACCGTATCTCACGGCTGTTGAACCGCATCACATTACGGACTGGCAATTTGATGAGAAGGGAATATTAATCAAGTTTGCATACAAGGACGTTATTTACGACGCTGACCGAAAGAAACAAACACGATATTACATATGGACTCCGACGAATTGGCAGGTCTTAGACGAGAACGGGAACCAAATAAAAGGTGGCACTCATAACATTGGCCGCATTCCCGTTGTTCAGTGGTTCGGTAGAAGCTCCAAAAAGACGGATATTTTACCGCCTGCCGAGTTTTTGAGCATTGCACAGACAAACTACCATGTGTACCACCTGTGCAGCCTTTTAACGCAAATACTCAACAATCAGACGTTCTCTGTGCTGACTATGCCGGCAGACGGCAATACTCCCGACGTAACGCTCGGGACAAATAACATGCTGCTGTATCCGCAAGAGTCGTCTCACGCACCGGCATTTATTGCTCCGGACAAAGGGCCGGCTGAGGTGCTGATGGCACAAATTGACCGACTCATTAAGGAAATGTATCGCATGAGCGGCATTGATTCGGTTGTCGGCGTAGAGCAGTCAAAGAGTGGTGTCGCTAAGCAGTGGGACTTTGAGCGAACCAACCAACGCCTGGCGGACTTCTCCGTTCAGTGTGAGGAAGCTGAAAAGGATATCATTGGACTGTACGAATTGTGGGCGAAGGAAAACGTCGGTTATGAAGTCGAATATCCTCGAGATTTTCAGATTAACGACGTTACCGAATCGCTGTCTCAGGCACAACAGGCACTGGACCTTGGGTTTAGATCCGATACGTTCTCCGCTGAAGTAAGTAAGAAAGTCCTGGAAGCGTATATGCCGAATATTGAACCTGACACGTATGATGACATCGTAAGCGAGATAGAAGAAGGCTTTGATGAGGCTGAACGGGATAGGGACTTAATGAAGCAACAATTTAAGCCGACAGTAAATGACAAGGGTGATGTAAATGCCGAAGGACAGAACGCAGAACAACCTAGAGAATAATCTGGACGGTTTCGAACGAACGTTACGAGCATTGCTCTTGTCGGGAATGGCAGTACATGCCGCCGTAAAAGTGGCGTATCACCGTTATCCGGTTATGCGGCACCTTTACAAGGATTTGCTCGACGACCTTATTGGCGATTTTGCTGAAGGCTACGGAAAGAAACAAGCGGCGGCTAAGTTTGAACGTGAAGCCATATCAGCGGCCATGAAGAAATCATGGACAGACGACGGCGTAAATCTTTCTGAACGCATGTATAAGAACAGCAGGAAGGTTCAGGACGAATCGGCCGAGGTCATCGGCAAGGCCATTAAGGAAGGCGAGTCGGCAGCCAAGACGGCCAAGAAGCTATTCGACGGATACGGTAAAGGCGGTATTATCCCTGAGCAAGATATACCCGAATTTATTCAAGAGGTGAAGGACTTACCTGTTCCCGACTGGCTCGACGAAAAAGCGGTCGCTGAGTGGAAGGCAGCCATACGTCATGCACGAAAGCGTATTGAGCAAGGCACAACGCCTGGGCTAAGAGCGGCGTATAGTGAAGTCATGGATGCTATTGAAAACGGGGTAAAGCAAAACGTGAGCAAGGCTATTGATACCGCAGTACAAGAAAAGACCCGATATACAGCCGAACGGATTGCACGCACGGAACGAGCGAGGGCTTATGCTGATGGGGTCATGGCTAAGTATCTTGATGACCCAGATATTGTGGCGTTTCAGTGGAAACTATCCGATAGACATCCGAAGTGCGATATTTGTGACGTATACGCTCATGCCGACCTGTACGGCCTTGGCAAAGGAATATTTCCGAAAGATAAGTTCCCAAAGCTCCCTGCACATCCTCACTGCTTATGTCGAATAAAGCCGATTGTTGACGGCATGATTGATATGAGTAGGCAAAAGGATAATGTCGATAAAGGTGGAAAGGCGTACATCAACACGCTTCCGAAGCGTGAACAAGAGCGATTACTTGGTGTTCATGGCAGAAATTTAGTAAACAAAGGTTTTTTGTCGTGGTCTGAAAAAGCAAGAGGAATAAGCCGTGATGGATTTAACGCACGAGTTCCTGTTCCTGAAAGTTTGAAAGCATATGTCAAGAATGGCAAAGTAAACGTAGGGGAATTAGGCAAACGACTTGAGGGGGAAACGGTTGACGATGTTATAAAGCGAGTTAAGGATTATATTAATTCCCCTTTCTTCATGAGCGAATACGTTTCACGGCAAGGAATGCACACAAAAGGGCATAAACTATACAAGCCTGAAGATAATAAAAGCTATTATGAGTATGAAGTTCCTAATGAAGATGTGGTTAGTGCAATAAGAAACGCGCTTAATACCAGAGGTGCTATTAAAACAACCCAAAATGGAGATTGGAACCATAAAATACTTATTGATATAAGTCCTCACAAAGGGTACAATGTAAACAAGACAACTGGTGAAATTAGAGAAACAAGTCTAGCTACAGTTCACGTGTCAAACAAGGGTATACACATAGTCCCCCGGAAAGGAAAATAAATATGACGGAAAAAGAGCTTGCTGTATTTGCGGGCAATATTAAAGCTAAGAAAATTAAAGTTATAACGACCCAAGGAAATGTGTTTACTGGTGTTATTGACTGCTTTACAACGGGGGCTGATAATGAACCCGATAAAGCATCTATTATGCTTATTGGAAAGCCGTTTGACGTTGAGCTGTTTGTAAACGAAATCCAATCAATCAAAGAAATTTAGACCCAACGGGTAATGCCGAGGGTCTTTTTTCATGCCTTGCGCAGTGGTGCGTAGGGCATTTTTTATTGGTGAAAAGCGGAGGAGACCGCATCACATATATTTAATGTGTTCGAAAAGGAGAATGAGAACCATGACAATGGCAGAATTGTATGCAGCACTGGAAAAACTCGACGGTGGTGCGGCAATGGTGGAGACCATTAAAGCGGAAGTAGGGAAATTGAATGGCGAGTCGAAAGAGCAGCGAGAAGCCAAAGAAAAGGCTGAAGCTTTGGTTAAGACGTTAACCGAAGCCAAGGAAACGTTGGCCAATCAAATTGCGGAATTGCAAAAGCCGGGAGCAGGAGAGCAAACGGCCGAGTATAAAACTCTGCTGAAAAAATTCGATGACCTTTCCAAATCGTTCGAGACAGAAAAGGCTGCAAGGCAAGAAGCCGAACAAAAACGAATCCAGACAGACATCATGGCACAGACGGTTGATGCGTTAACGAAACATAATGCAATGGATCCGAAAGAGTTCGCCAAGCTTATTGTTGGCGGTATTGAAGTCGGTGATGATGGCAAGTACGGATTCAAGAAAGAAGATGGCACTGTCGGGACGATTGAAGACGCAGCCACCACATGGCTTAAGGGGAAGCCTTGGGCGGTGAAAGACAGCCAGAACGGCGGCAGCGGACAAGGAAGCTCCGGGCAGAATGCCGGCAATGATGTAAAAGCACAGTTTGAAGCGGCACTGGGGATATCCCAGGCAACGAAAGGAGACTAAATAATGGCGATTAATACGTTAGAATGTGCAAAAATTTTCCAAGACGGGCTTGACGCACAAATGCTCGCAACAGCAACATCGGCTTGGATGGAAGCAAACGCAACACAGGTAATTTATAACGGTGGCGATGAAGTAAAAATGCCCGAAATTTCGACGGCAGGACTTGCGACATACGACCGTGACAGCGGCTTCGTACAAGGGGCAGTTACGCTGAAATTCGGTACTTATAAGCTTACACAGGACCGTGGCAGAAGCTTTTCGCTCGACGCAATGAGTGTTGACGAAACGAACTTTGTAGCCTCTTCTGGTAACGTTATGGGTGAGTTCCAGCGTTTACAGGTTGTTCCTGAAGTAGACGCATATCGTTATAGCCGTATTGCGGCGTTGGCTAAAGCAGCAAGCCAAGAAAAGGCAACGTTTACGCCGACGGCTGATAATATCCTGGCACAGCTCGATGATGATATTACGGCAGTACAGGATATCGTAGGCGATGACGAACCGCTTGTTATCGTGATGAATCGTAAGGTACGCACGATTCTTAACAATGCGAAAGGCATTCAAAAGTTTATCGATACGGGTGACTTTACAGCCGGTACGGTAACGACAAAAGTACGGACGTACAATGAAATTCCTATCATTGGCGTTCCTAGCGCTCGTATGAAGACGCAGTACGTATTCAACAACGGCACGACAAGCGGACAGGAAGCAGGCGGCTTTAAGGCTGATACTCAGGCGAAGGATATTAACTGGATCGTAATCGCACAGCGTGCGCCGATTGCAGTATCTAAGACAGACAAGGTCCGCATTTTCACTCCGGACGAAAACCAAAAGGCAGACGCTTGGAAGCTTGATTACAGAAAATTCCACGACTTGTGGATTCCGAGCAATAAGCTTAAAGGCGTATTCGTTAATACCGGAGCATAAGGAGGTGCCGTATGAATACTCGAGTAACTCGGCTTAATGAAGTTCAGCACGCCGATTCTGAATACCGTCTTCAGCAGTTAATTGCTGAAGGCGTTGTGGCAGATGAACTGCCGACCGAAGAAACGGAGCTGGTCGAAGAAAAGCCGAAAAAGGTAAAGGCAAAGAAGGCTGAAGCCGTAGAACAACCGGCTGAAGAAACAGAACAGGCAGGCGAGTAGTATGGGCGTCAGTCGGGATGTGTTCGATAAGAGAATACGACAGGCCGTAAAGGCCTCGGCCATTGAAGTCCAGGACGAAGCACAAACGCATCACAATTACACGTCACGAACGGGCGATTTGACTCGCTCTATTGACATGCGAATGCTAACGGATAAGAGTGCCGTTGTATATCTTGATGAGGGCTTGGCCGATTATGGGCCGTTTGTACATGAAGGCACACGGCCGCACATGATACGGCCTAAGAATCGTAAGGCCTTGCGATGGGTCCCGACTGGCGGTAACTCGTTTTTGTTCGCAAAAAACGTTCTTCATCCCGGTAATCGCATGGATCCGTTCTTGTATAGAGCGTTAGATACGAAAAGACCGGACATCATTAAGCTATTCGGGCAGTACACAAAGCTTGCCACTAAAGACATATGTGATGCCATTGAGCAAAAGTATAGTAATGGCCAAGCATGTGAGATTGAATTCAAATTTTAAAGGGAGTGAATGCACATGTTATATGACTTGGCCGAAATGACATTTTCTGACGAACTTCTCGGAAAGAATGTTAGTCGTGACGACCTTGCTATTGCCGAAAAGTGGCTGTATTTGTTCGCACAGCGTCTTGGAGTTGAGCAAGCAAAGGTTATCCGTAGCTTTGTGGCGGACGAGCTTGTAACGCTGTATACATATCGTGAGACCTGTGTGCGAAAGGCGTACAGCTTGCCCGGAGCTTATGGGCGTGGCGGTGAAACGGACGACTTTTACGGCAAGAAGCTTGCATATATCCAGGGCCGAATAAAGGAGCTTGAAGGCTCGATTACACCCGAAGACCTTACGGGTGACCCGACGCAGTATTCCGGTTATCGGTCATGCGAAATCTTCAGGGGGTAGCTGATATGATAATGTGGTTTGAGCTTTTAAAGCGGATTCAGGATGTTCTTGTGGAGTGTAAAGTATCTGCACCTGTACAGCTTGGTGCGGTTATACCGCAGCATGCCAACGTCGACGAAATCGGAAAAATCATGCTTGTTCGAGGATCCGAAACAGTAAATGATGAAAGTATCGAAAATGAGCTTCTCGTTACGATTTATATTGAAGCCTGGGTACGAAATGACGACCCGGATTTATCTGTTGGATACGCTCGAATTAGTGAGCTTGAGGGGCAAATCGATACAGCCTTAAAGCAAATGCGGCAAGCCGTCGGTTCACTAAATGAGGATATATGCGTACTTAATGGCAGTAACTATCAGATTTTAGATTTAAAGGTTAAACAAAAAACGGGCGACCTCGACGCATTGCGACCGTTACTCGGTTCGCAGTATACGATTGAGTGTCGCCTTTTTGATTTGACTCGTGAAGGAGGAATATACTAATGCCGGCATCAACACCGAAAAAAGCACTGGCACCGTCTGCAGCTAATTCTTTAGCGACGGTGGGTAAAAATTATTTTATTTATTTAAATACAGGGACCGATGAAACAACGGGTGCAGTATGGACTAAAATCGGCGGTCAGAAGGGCGGATCTATTAGCCGTAAAGCCGACTCTATCGATGCATCGCACAAAGACTCTGGCGGTTGGAAGTCTACATTGCCCGGTCTTAAAGAATGGAGCATTGAATTAGATACCTTGCTCATGGCTAACGATGATGGATTGGAAGCGTTGAACGAAGCCTTCCTTAAAGACCAACCTGTCCACCTTAAATTCGAGTACCCTGACAAGTCTTATGTAACCGGTTGGGCGTCTATTACGGAACTGTCTATTGAAGCTCCGCATGATGATGTGGCGTCTTATAAGGGTACCTTGGCAGGCATCGGTCCGTTGTCTGAATTAAAGAAATCCTAAGAGAGGGGAATATATAAACAATGAAACAAATTAAATGCGACTTCTTCGGCAAGGGTGAACGATTATACTTTAATATCCAACGCCTGGCTGAATTTGAATCGGCAGTCGGCAAGCCGATTTACAATGCTATTCAGCAATTGTCCTTATCGGACATCATAACCGCATATGAAATTGGCCTTCGTCAGTATGGCCGTCGCAGCACTCAGTTCTATGCAGACCGCTTGCAGGAGCTGTTCGATAGCGGTGAGGTTGAATTAAACGACATCATGATGCCGATTGTTAAGGCCATTACAGGTAGTGGCATTCTCGGTAAAAAAGCATACTTCATGGCATTCCCTGAAGAAAAAACACCCGAAGATGATGCTGAAATCGAAGCCGAAGAAGACGAAGCAGTAAAAAACTAAACGGGGGGCATAATGCCCCCTCTTCTTTTGCATTATGGATACGAAAAGCCGAAAAAGTGGCTTATAGTATCTTGGCTTTAAGGCCGTCAGAATTCTATGAGCTTACGCCTATGGAGTTTGAAAAGATGGTGCAAGGGTATGACCTTCGGACTCGCATTGAAGACGCTAGAACGGCGTATATGACGTCACTTATTGTTAACGTTCAGCTCGATAAGAAGAATCAAATTAAAGTGAAGGATATTATGAAAGATTTACATCCTCCGACACGACTGGATCGCAAGAAAGAGGAAATGGAATTTATGAGAGAATGGCTTGAAGAAGGGGGTGAGTTGTAATGGCAGACGCAAATATTCACGTCAAGATAAAAGGCGATAGCTCAAGTGCCGAGGCGGCGATTGACCGAGTTGGTAGTAAGCTCGAAAATGCCCTGGGCGAAAAAATGGGCGGCATTGCCAAGAAGGCACTAGAGAAGATGCCCATGGCAGCGGCGGCAGCAGGTGTAGCTTTGGTTGCCCAAGAGGTTGCTCAGCTTGCCGGGAAAGTATCCGATACGGCTGACCAAATGGCACAGCTTAAGTCCCGTATCAATCTTATTAACGACGGCACTCAGACGACGACCGAAATCATGGACAAAGTCTATGCGGCAGCACAACGGTCTCGAGGTGGGTACGTCGAAATGGCCGACAGTGTGGCTAAGCTGAACATGCTTGCTAAGGACGCTTTCAGTTCGAATGATGAAGCGATAGCCTTTGTTGAACAGCTAAACAAGCAATTTAAAATTTCAGGGGCCAGTGTTCAGGAATCGACGGCAGCCATGTACCAGCTAACTCAGGCCATGGCAGCAGGGAAGCTTCAGGGCGACGAATTCCACTCAATCATGGAAAATGCTCCCATGCTTGCACAGGCGATTGCTCAGCAAATGGGGATGACTGTCGGACAATTAAAAGAGATGTCATCGCAAGGTCTTATTACGGCCGATGTCATTAAAGAAGCGCTTTTCAACAGTGCCGAAGAGACCAACGCCAAGTTCGCTGAAATCCCCATGACGTTTGCCGAAATCGGACAGCAACTCTCTAATCAAGCTTTACAGGCTTTTCAGCCTGTCCTCGAACAGCTTAGCTCTATAACCGCTTCGAGCGATTTCCAGGCTATTGTCGAGGGTATCGGAATGTCCTTTAAGGTGATGTCGGCGGCTGCACAAGTTGCCATTGCGGCCATAAAAGCGGCTTTCTCGGCGTTAAGCGTAATTGTGAGGACCGTGGCTTCGGTTATTAAGTCAGCATTTTCCGTCATTATCGGAATGGGCAATCAGATTAAGCCGATAATTGCCGGGGTTGCGGTAGCGTTCACGACTTGGAAGACGGCCATATTAGCCGTATCGGTAGCGACTAAGGCGGCAGCCACAGCACAGGCCTTATACAAGGGACAAATGGTAGCGTCCAGGATTGCAACTATAGGCGTTACGCTTGCATCCATTCAGCTTAAAGCGGCTATGATAGCAAGTGCCATTGCAACAGCCGGGGTAAGAGGCGTTATGATGGCCTTATCCGGGACTCTTAACCTGGCGAAAGTCGGAACAATGGCACTAGGTGCAGCCACTAAGGTTATGAACGCAATCATGAGGGCCAATCCCGTCGGCATTGTTATTACGATATTGTCCGTTTTGGCCGGAGTTCTCGGCACCTGTGCCGCAGCGACTCAGGGATTCGGAGAGACGGCGTCGGCGGTATGGGAAACTCTTGTTCACACCGTGGCCTGGGCGATTAATCAGATTATTGCTCTCATCAACAAGCTGATTAACGCTGTAAACGGCGTTGGGGCTAAGCTTGCACAGGTATTCGACTTTGACTTCTCGGCTATTAATAATATTGAAGGCATTAGTCCTGAAGAAGCACAGGCTGCTGGCGATACTATTAAATCCGCAGCCGGAGATGTGCTTAACGCACTGTCTGGTGGTGGCGGTGGTGAAATTGACGGCGGCGGCTATGACGGCGGAGGTGGCGGTGGTTACGATGCCGGAGGAGCCGGTGGCGGCGGTGGGTCAGGTGGCTCAGGCGGTGGTGGCGGTGCAGGTAGTGCCGGTAACCAATTAGCCGAAGAAGCCAAACGGATCCATGAACAAATTCAACAGAACTACCTCGAAATGTTCGGCAAGCAGAGTGAATTGGTTGAGCTTCAGTATAAAAAGGAACTGGAAGAACTCAATAAGTCCAAGGACGCCAATGAACACTACCAGGAAGACCTGACGAATCTTCAGGCCATTTACGCTGAAAAGCGTATCCAGGCCGAACACGAAGAGCAACAGGCAATCCGTGAAGTGTGGAATAAAGTCCGTGATATGGCCAAAGATTTTAATTTCTCGATTAGTACGAAGGATTCGACCGGCAGTGCTTCACCGCTTACACAGCTTGAAAAAGACCATGAAGAAGCGATAAACAGCATTACGGACAAGTGGCAAGGGTTCTCCGACGAATACATTAAGATGACTAAGCAACAACAGGCCGAATATAAAGCGGCTCTTGACGCTAACGGCATTGCATACGAAATCGTCGGGAAGAACGAAATTACATTCGAGGCCGAGAAGAATAAAGAACTCCTGGCACAGGAACAGGAATATCTGTTGAAACGTAACGACCTGTACCGCCAGATGTCTGAAGAAAAGTGGGCCATTGACGAAGCCTTACGGACACAGAACTTTGCGTCTTTGCAGCAAGCCTTAACTGACGAATACGTCATGACTCAAGACAATTATAATCTCCGCAAAGAGATGTTGGACGAATATCAGCAGGCTGTGATGGATTCATACTTCAACACACAAGAAATGTGGATGGGGGCCATGATGTCCGGGATTGACGCACTTCAAGAGGGGTTATCCGGACTTCTTCAAGGAACGACAAGCCTGGGTAAAGTGTTTGAGAATATCGGCAAGGCTCTTATTAAATCCCTGGCCGATTATGTTGCCAACTGGGCGGCGGCAAGGCTTAAGCAAGCCATTCTCGGAAAGACACTTCAACAGCAAGAAACGGCTGCAAGCGTCGCAGCAGCTAACGCTCAAATACCGCCTTGGACGACACTCGCACAGCAGGTAGCGATGGCGACTGGTGGCGTTTCGGCCACACAGGGCATGGCGGCATGGACGGCACAATCGGCAATCGGTGCAGCCGCAGGACTTGCCATGCAAGCTAAAAACACGCTTATGGGAAGCGCTCCGAATTTACACATGGCAAGTGGTGGTGTGGCAGTAGGCCGCACGTATGCCGAAATTGGCGAGGGTAAATACCCTGAAGCGGTCATTCCGTTATCGACGCAGACGTATGATGAAATGGGTGCCGGTATTGCCAGGGCAAACGGTGGTGCGGCCGGTGGTATAACGCTGAACGTATCAGCACTTGATGCCGAGTCTTTCGGTAATTGGCTCGAATCGAAAGGCGGCCGAGTATTGCGTCAGTTCACTGTTAACCAAGACCGTGAATTTATCGGCACATCGGGAGTGTGGTAACCATGGAAAAATTGAAGAAATTCCCTCGTATTAAGTCGCTTGCGTGGAAGTCGTCTAAAATGCAGCACTGGGATACAAAATCTAAACGTAGCGGATCCGGAAGAGTACGAACCATGACAACATGGCGGTATCCGCAGTATACGATTACGACGGAGTTCGCCTACCTAAAACCTGAAGAGTATAAGAAAATGATGGGCTTTGTGTCGCAGATTCAAGGCGGCACACAGCCTTTCTTGTGGCTCGACCCTGAAGATAACGAGGAAAAAGGAGTTATTCTCGGCAAGGGTAGTCAAGGTGAATGGCAAGCAGTGCGGCGGTTCGGTGATTATACCGAACCTGTTGCATACGTGGAGAACGTGAAGCTCTATGCTGACGGTGTTCCTGTTGAGAACGTGATTGTAGACGGTGGCACGATTCGAACGACTAATACCGTACCTGCAGATGCCGTCATCACAGCCGATTACACGTATTACTGGAAGGTGCTGCTTAGCGGTGACTTTACGGCAGAGCTTGAGTACAAAGACGTTTATAAATCAAAATCCTTTAAGTTGGTGACCGTGCAATGAAACAGGCAGGAGAAGCATTAACTCAACACTTGAATACGGCAAAGTCATTCCGCAGTTGCGATCTGTATGCCCTTCGGCTCCAAAGCGGCATGTCTTATTACTGGACGGATACGGACGCAGATGTAAGTCACGGTGGACACGTATATCGTGCAGACGGGCCTGTCATTACTCGCAATAAGACCTCGACACATTCCGATGTGGCGGTTGATAAGCTTTCCGTTTCGGTATCATGTGACAAGCACGACCAAATAGGCGGCGTGCCGATATTGGCGGTCGCTCATAATGGCGGACTGGACGGAGCGACCATGGAGTTAAAACGAGCGTTCTTTAAGCAAGACGGAACATTAATTGACGCTGTAGATATCTTTACCGGCACGGTCGAGGTAAAACAAGGTGGCGGCCTTACGATAACGCTTGACGTAAAATCTGTTGTGCAGAAGCTCAATACAGAGTTTCCGAGTAAGCGGTACTATCCGCAATGCCCTTATTGCGTGTATTCCAAGGAGTGCGGTGTCGACATTAAAAAGTACCGTAAGCGAATGAAAGTAACGGCACTTACAGGCGTAAACACTGTCGGAATAGATGTATCGTTTGAAGATGGTTATTACAATGCCGGTGGTATTGAATGGGTGTCGGGTCCTCTTGCAGGACAATCGACTCAGATAATGAGCAGCTCGAACGGTACTGTCATGTATATGAGTCCGAGCGATACGCAGGCAACCGTTGGAAGCGAAGCCTATATTTATCCCGGTTGCGATAAAACACCTGAGACGTGCAAGAAGAAGTTCGATAATTTTGCACGAAACAGAGCTACTCCGTATGTTCCGTTGAAGGAGACGATCCGATGAGAAAGACTACAGGGCAAAAAATCGCAGATGCCGCTCTTGAGTGGCTCGGTACTCCGTACGTTAATAATGCCATGGCAAAAGGTCACGGAGTCGATTGTGCATACCTTCTTGTTGCGTCACTCATCGGATCGGGCTTGATAGCAAAGGGCCAATTACAGATAGAAAACTACTCGAACGAATGGCATTTACATCGTTCAGAGGAAAAGTATTTAAAGTATATACAGCAAGTCGCCGACGAAGTTCACGGAGAACCTCAAATCGGCGACTTTTTACTGTATCAATACGGTCGGTGCGTGAGTCATGGGGCGGTATATATCGGCAATAACAAAGTTATTCACGCCTTCGTTGACCTTGGCGTTATTATCTCGAATGTTGACGATATTCTGTTTTACGATAACCGAGGGAAATCAAGGCTCCGTGTCGTCTATCGCTTCAATTCAAAGAAAGGGGGTGCAGCTTAATGGGGTTTTTATTCAAGAAGAACAATACAACGAATCGAGCCGATATTATCGGTGATTTCCAAATAAACAGTGCCTCATATGGTGAAACGGTCCCTGAAGTCCTCGGTACGACAAGAGTCTCGGGCAATATCATCTATTGGGATGATTTTACGGCACACGAACATAAGCACACAAGTCGCACCGGTAAAGGCGGTGGTTCAAAGCACACGGAAATAGACTACACATACACCGTAGCCGCAGCCATTGCTTTATGTGAAGGACCTATAGCCGGTATTGGTAAGGTCTGGAAAGATAAGGAAGTCTATGAGTATCCTCAAGCTGACATTCAGTTATCTCTCTATAAAGGCGAATACGGACAGGAACCGTGGCCGTATGTAGTGAGTAAGCACCCTGAAAAGGCACTACCGTACAGCGGATTGGCATACATGGCAGGAGTCGTTGACCTCGGTAATCGGGGAAGTCTTCCGACGTATAATTTTGAAGTTAAAGGAAAACTTCTTGAGACAGGCGACGGGGTCGATGTGAATCCTGCGGATTATATTCTGTATGTACTGAAAGCGGCAGGGATTGAAGATGTCAAAATCGAAGGCATTGAGAATTTCCGTAAATATTGTGCAGCGGCCGATATTCTTATCTCGACACCGCCTGATGAGTCGGCGAAAAAGGCACAACAAATTATTAACGATATCGCTGAAATCACCAATTGTTACCTTTTCTGGTCCGATGACCGGCTGAAGATTGTACCCTTGGCAGACAAGGCGGTCGGAGATTGGAATCCTAAAAAGGAGATCCAGTACAATCTTACGGCCGACGACCTCATTCCGGGTAGTGACGGGCAACTCGTTATCTATAAGCGTAAAGACAGCTCGGAGACGTATAACCAAGCAACTGTTGAATTCATCAATCGTTCCAACGGGTACGAGAAAGAGACGGTGTCCTTCGAGGTAGTTGCAGATGTTCAGAAGAATGGCATGAAGCCTGCAAGTAAGAAGACTGCACACTACTTATATACGAAAAAGAGAGCGCAGTATTACGCTGAACAATTGGCTATGAAACGCCTGTACAGTAAGAACCAGTATACTTTTCATCTTGACTGGGCGTTTTGCCGCCTTGAGCCTGGAGACCTCGTGACGCTTACTGATGAGTTATGCCAACTCGACAGGCAAGTCGTTGTTATTACGGCTGTTAACGAAGCGGCTGACGGTGAGCTTGAAATCACAGCAGAAGGCAAGCCGCCTGGCACATATGCACCGGCACGATACGACGTACATGAGAATGAACGGCCGTTTACGGACTATAATGTTCCGGCTCCGGCCATTGACCATTACGCAATCGTACAGACACCTGGGGATGTGTCAGGGAACGAGTTGCTATTAGGCGTAACGGCTCCGTCCGGATGGGGCGGTTGCACGGTATGGGTATCAGACACGGGCGATGCGTATAAAGAAGCCGGAAAGATTACGGCACAGGCACGTATTGGACGACTAGCCGCAGCTATGACAGCCGAAGCGACAAGCTGCATAGTCGAACTATTCTCAGGTGAGCTTCGAGGCGGCTCGGCTATCGACGCTCAGCGAGGGAACACGCTCATTTGGATTGACGGTGAGTGCCTTAGCTATGAAGGGGCGACTCTTCAGCCTGACGGGCGGTATTTACTAACAGGCCTAGTGCGTGGCCAATACGCCACGACAGCTAATAACCACGCCGAAGGTTCGCAGTGTGTCCGTATCGATGAAGCACTGTTTCATGCTCCGTATCGTACGGAAGATATCGGCAAGAAGATATGGATTAAGTGTGCTTCAGTGAATATGTTCGGATCTAACGAACAAGACCTTTCCGAAGTGCAGGCTATTGAGTATACGATACAGCCGTATTACATTCCTGAAGTTAGAGACCTTGCCGTATATACGAAATATTACGACTTAGGCGATGGAGTATCGTCGTTCGACGTTATTGCGACATTTGCTCCGCCGCAGATTACAAGCTTCGATACGGCTGAAGGATGGTATAAAGAAGGCTCGGGTGACTGGAAGTACGGTGGTAACGGTGACGGACAAATCGTCATCAGTGGGTGTGAGCTTGGTCATACGTATGACATTCGAATCAGGGTAAAAGACCGACACGGCAACTATTCGCAAGGCCTTATTAAGCGGTTTACTGTCGAAATGAAATCAGAAGTCCCGAATACACCTCAAGGATTTGCCGTTACGTTTGGAAGTGCAGCCACGTTTAATTGGCTCGAGGTGCGAAACGCCGACATTGACTTTTATGAAATTAGACACGACTTAAGTCCTGGGCAAGAAGTTGGCCGAATCGGCAAAAGCACGAATACGACGTACGTCGGAACGCTGACGGAACGAACCGGACGAGTGTACTTGTACGCTCACAATCCGATGAAGGGATACAGCGCTCCGGCTATGCTTGAGTATAGTGTTAAAGCACCGAAAGTACCGACGCATATAACGGCTAAAGGCGGCATGTCAGGCATAGGCGTTACATTCGACCCTGTTCCGCTCGGTTGCCGAGGAGCTAACGTATACGTCGATGATGCGGTTTACTTCACTCCGACTAATTCATTCTCGTTGATTCTTGCCCCTGGCGTATACCGAGTACGAGTTGCTTATACGGACATATTCGGAGAAGGCGAAAAGAGCGGTGAACAGCTTGCCACGGTCAAACTTGAGATAGATAAATCAATTATCAGCCGTGAAGCCTTAGGGCTTGATGAAATAGACAGGGCTATCGCTAAGATTGAAGGCGACGTCGGGGTCGTAAAGTCCGAAGTAACCGGAACGTCGACTCGTATTACTCAGCTCTCGAACAGCGTTGATTTCCGGCTCAATAGCTTGGATGGGAGAGAGCTGATATCTCGTATTAACCTGTCGCCGACTGGAACACGAATCGACGGCAGGCTTCTACACGTCACAAGCGACGCAGTGTTCGACCAGAACGTCATTACCAAGGGCATGATACAGGCAGGAGCGGTGACGGCAGATAAAATGCAGGTAGATAGCTTATCTGCAATTACGCAGAACGTAGGCGAACTGCACGGCGGTACGATAATCGGCGGCACGTTCCGCAATAACGACAGCAGTTTCCAAGTCCTCCCGAATGGCGACATCATCGGTGCTAACATCATCGGTAGTCGTATCGACGCTAAGTCCGTATATGCCGAAGGTGAACAGCTTAAGCCCGTACACGTATCGACACAGGTCGTAGATAGCGGTGATAAGATTGTATTTCCCGAAGGCTATTCTATCGAGAAGTCGATTATATACGTGCTTGAGTATGACCTTATTAACAGCGACTACTTTGCAAGTGGTATTGTTGCAGGGTACGACTACAACGGGTCAGCGCAGAAATACTACTGGATAAACACCACGGAGTATTTGCCGAACAAGACAGACTTTGGCCGCACCGACTGGATAAACGGAGATTTACCGCACCGTGTAAATGAAGAGCTAAAGCGTCGTTTTCCCGTACACGTTGAAAAAGAAGAAACTAAAAGGGTAGTTGACTGGTTTAACAATCGCAGTAACTTCTCTTATTCGTACAGCACCTTAATGAATCAGAGAGTTGTGTGGGGGATACCTTACGTAAACCAAGGCTATTATAACGAGAATATGTTTGTATTTTTCGGCTATCAGGCCGACGCTATCTTTCCGCAGGTACGTACAAGTCGAATGGGTCGTGGCGTAGATAAAGACGACCCCCAATTCGGAAAGCACATAGTAGGCGTAGCCGACGACGGGACGTGTTATAACTGCAAAGTTGTTTATGGCTTAAAAGGTGACCCCCGACGACTGTACACCACGTGGGGAACAATCAAAGTATGCGTCGTTTCGTTCTGGTAGAGAGGTGAGAGATTATGTATTACTACTTTCGTTCGGACGGGTCGTGCAAGGCACAGTCCGAGTTACGACTTCCGTATAAGGACTGTACTGAGATACAAGACCCCGTCAATTACGACATCTCAACAATAGAGCTTAAAGACGGCAAGATAGTGCGGCGTGAGGTCAAGGAAGATATACCGCTTACGCCGCTTGAGCCGTCCGAGCCGCAAGAAGTTGACTCACCCCAATTAACGGATATGCAAGAGCAAATCATGGCGAGTATCGCCGAACTATCCGAGGCAGTGGCAGCTCTGGCTGAAGGGGGTGAGTCATAATGCTTGAGCTGATTTCTACTATTTTATTATTCATAAAGGAGTGGTTATATATGAGAATATTCAAAACGATGATACCCATTTACGGTTGGCAGGTTCTGAACGGCAACTACGTACTGACGAAGGAAGAAGCTACCGACGGGCAGAAAGTAGTACCCGAACGGTACGTACCGTTCGTAGCCGAATGGTTGACGGAACGAGAAGATAAGCGGAAAGAGGACTAACCTATGCAGGTATTCAACGATGAACTGCACTGCGGATCGGATTTTACTCGGCGGTACGTTGCCGACGGCCATGACTTCACGGGAGCGACGGCAGCGATGAAGGTCCGCACTGAAAATGATATAGAGCTTGTAGCCGCCGATTGTGTCATCGACGGAGATTCCGTCACGGTGAAGATACCGGGCGAGCGTAGTCGAGAGATACCGAGACGGTACCGCATGGCCAAGTACGACGTATTCGTAACGAAAGACGGCGAGTACAGCTACAAGCTCGTCATGGGCGATATGAGAATAGTTTACGACGAATCAATGCATTAAGAGGGGGAACAAAAAATGGAAGAAAAACAAAAAGTAGAATTAACATTACCGAATCCGCTTAACATTGCCGTTCAGGTACCGGGCTTACCCGGCAAGGACGGAAAAAGTGCGTATGAAGTGGCCGTCGAACGTGGCTTTGTCGGCACGATTGACGAATGGCTCGAAAGCCTTAAAGGCAGAGACGGAGCGAACGGCACAAGCGAAGCGGTCAGTATGAACTTCCCGACTGTGTATCAGATGATGAAGTCTAGAGCAATGAAAGTTGACAGCGACGGCCTCGAGGACATTATCAAGGCGTTGTTACGGGAAGTCATTCCCGACGGTCGATATTCGTCGTATCTTGCCGAATTCAAGCTTGTTGACGGTACGTCGGTGGCAGTCGGCGATACGGTCGTACATGTGCAAGGTCAACCCGGTTTTTACGTGGTCGACACGAATGGCAATCGGCAGATGATACCCGACAGCGGACGGCTCGACTTTGCATTATCTTCTCCGTTCGACGGCAACGAGAAGATTCTCACCATGGAGTATCCGAACGGCAACGACGGTACGGCCGCTTCGCTCACAATCCCGGCAGTACAGACAGGGGGAAGAGAGGAAGAGTTGTTTAATGAGAACGGCGTGAAGATTTATCGTCGTGCAGACGGCCAAGCGGTTATCGAATTTCCGGCATACGCCATGTTCGACACGATATATAGCAATCCGAATCTTGACTCGCTTCACTTTGATAGTCTTGAGCTTAACGAACTTTCGGGCGGCGACGACATTACGATTACGGGCATGATGCTGCTTGCGAAGTTGACGAGCAAAGCGTATTTCCCGAGAGATAAAGAAATGCCCAGGCATATTCAGTTGCCTAGCCAATCCGAGCGGCTTAACCTCGAATTCAGACGAAAAGGCCGAGCAGAAGGGTACGCCGATGACGTGTTCAGCTGGGCGAGTATTGACTGCGACGGCTCGACGTGGGATAACGGCGTAGGGGTCAGCTATGTTAAGCGAGACATACTGTAAGGAGGTTGCCGATGTGGACATGGAGTTTTGAGCTTGCGGACGTTCTGACGACCTTAACAATTATAAGCATTATAAGTGCGGCTGCTTATCGGTTAGTCCTTTTGCCGATTCTTCAGAAACTTGATGTTGAGCGGATTCAAGACAGAACATTCTTCTCTGACAAGTATGACACTCTCATCGAGACGCTTAAAGAGCTGAAAGAAGAGATTAAACTCTCAAGACAGGAGCGAATGCAACAAGCACAGCGGCATTTACAACTTGTCGGGCGTGTTGACGTGTTGGAAGCTCGTGTAAATGATTTGAGAAACGAAATGCACGAGAAAGAGAAGAAATCATGAATATCGACAAAGTGAATGTAGCAGATTTAGTAGTCATCACGGGGTTGGTAACAGCCCTCGTGATGGCTATTTTATTTAGTCTTAACGAGTTGGCTATGTCGATAGCTAGTGGCCTTCTAGGCTATATCGGCGGTGCTAAAACTGCGGTACATAAATCAGAAAGGAGTGATGAACAGTGAGAGAAGTAACATTACACGAGTTAAAGTCCTTGGCCAAGGCGGATTACTGGGATTTGTGGAACGGAGCTAGAAGCCTCGGGCGTGATGTTAAGCTGTATATTCATTGGACGGCAGCTCGTTATGATCAGACGTTCGACGAGTATCACGTAAATATCACAGGTGACGGCAGGGTATTTGTATCAACGGATGATTTGGCTGAGGTCAAATCGGCAACGTATCGGCGTAATACCGGCAGTATCGCTATTACACTTTGTTGTGCTTATGACGCAACGGGACCTGATAACCTCGGTCCGTACCCGCCTACAGAAGCACAAATCAATGCGGCTTCACAAGTTATATGCGTCCTAGCCGATGCGCTGGACCTCACGATCGACCTTGATAGGGTTATGACGCATGCCGAAGCGGCAGATAATGAAGACGGGCTTAATACTCATGAAGATTACGGCCCGAACAGTACTTGTGAACGGTGGGACTTGTGGGTACTCCGCAACGGCGAAGAACCCGGCACAGGCGGCAACCAATTACGTGGTAACGCCAATTGGTACAGAGCTTACGGTAATTTACAAAATATTTAATGTATTATAAGGAGCGATAATTATGGACAAAAAACAAATTTTAAACATATTAGCAAAAGAAGCAGCACAGGCGGCTAAAGACCAAGCAACGGCGACGCTTGCGGCGTTATCGGCAGATGATTTACGGCCGCTTGTTGCAGAACAGCTTAAGACGATTACAGCACCGTTACAGGTAGAAATCGAAACGACTCAATCCGTATGGGTGAAGATTCGCAATCGAATTTATCTGCGAGTCATTAATTCTGCGATAGACAATATCATACAGACAATTCAAGACGGATTAACAGAGTTGGCCA